TCCGGAATACCTCGGCGGTGGACGCTATCACGTCAACATGAACCAAATTGTGCAGACAAGCGGACAGCAGACTGCAAACGATACACCCATCGGCGAAACCGGAGCAATGTCCGTAACGCCTATCAACGAAAGTTCCTTCACAAAGAGTTTTGAGGAACACGGATTTGTAATCGGTGTATTGTGCATACGACATAATCGAACTTACCAGCAGGGGCTTGAACGTTTCTGGAGTAGAAAAGACAAACTGGACTATTACGTGCCTCAGTTTGCAAACCTTGGCGAACAGCCTGTAAAGAAAATGGAAATCATGTTGACCGGCAAGGCATCAGATGAAGAGACGTTCGGCTACCAGGAAGCCTGGGCAGATTACAGAATGAAGCCAAACCGAGTAAGCGGCCTCATGCGAAGCAACGCAACAGGCACGTTGGATTTCTGGCACTACGCAGACAACTACTCAACCGTGCCAACGCTGTCGCAAGAGTGGATGGCAGAAGGAAAAACCGAAATTGCAAGAACACTCATCGCACAGAACGAACCACAATTCTTTGGTGCAATCCGCGTAGCAAACAAGACCACACGTTGCATGCCCTTGTACAGTGTACCGGGCTTGTACAAACTGTAAGAAAGGAGGAAGCCCGGAGAAATCCGGGCTATTTTTAAATGAGCTTTTTATCAGCAATCGGTGGAATAGCTGCAAAAGGTTTACAATGGGCAGCAGCAAATCCGCAATTAGTCACAGGAGCGATGACACTGGCAGGAAAAGGTTTACAAGGACTATACGGGCAGCAAAGCCAAAGCCAAAGCCAAGGGTACAACCAAAGCCAAAGCCAAGGGGGAGGAACAAGCAGCTCAAGCAGTGAAGGCGGCACAAACGATAAACAGATTATGGACTATCTAGACCGCTTCTATGGCTGGCAAGGTGGGCAAAACGCATTCCAGAGCAAAACAAACAGGCAAAACATGTTAATGCAAATGGGTTATAACACCCTGGGCGCAATCCAACAGGGAATCTATAACCACATCGAGCAAAATGCCGCAATGAATTACAACAGCGCCGAAGCACTGGCAAACAGAAACTTCCAAGAACGCATGAGCAGCACAAGCTACCAAAGAGCAGTAGAGGACATGAAAAAAGCAGGCTTAAATCCTATTTTAGCATTTGCTAACGGAGGAGCAAGCACGCCAGGCGGAGCAGGAGCGACCATTACAGGAGCAAGCATGGGAATGCCATCGTCAAGCGCCCTGGGCGTATCAACCATGAGCGGAAACGTACCAACAAGCTATTACAGCAAATCGGAAAGTCAAAGCCAATGGTATCAGCTCGCAGAAGCCGTAGGTAGCCAAATGAGCACAAGCTACAGCAGCCCAAAGCAACTTACAGAAGACCTACTCAAAACGTACAAGCAAATGCAAAAGACAGAAAAAACCGTGCCAGAGGCACCAAAGACGCACAAAAGCAAAAAAGGAAGAGAACACGGCGGAGGAGGTAGCGGATACTAATGGGATGTTACAAGCCATTAATAAGGCTGTACAACCCGGACAATAAAGAAATAAGCGGGCGGGTGTATTCACTTGCCCGCTTTTCTCAAGTCTGCGGAAAACAGCTCAAATATGAAGATGTGATGTACAGAAAAGATGTCATGTTGATACCATGCGGGCAGTGCATCGGATGCAGAATAAGACAGAGAGAAGACTGGACAACACGTATAGAATTAGAAGCACGAAACTATCCGAAAGAAGAAGTGTGGTTTATCACACTAACATATGATGATGAACACGTACCTGGAATGATTATAAACACAGGCGAAATCATGCGAAAAGTGCAATACGTCTGGAAGCCAGGAGAGAAAGCACCTGAAAGCGTACAAACGTTACTGTATACTGACGTTCAAAAATTCCTAAAACGTCTTAGAAAGGCTTACAGGGGCAAATTACGCTATTTTATAGCGGGAGAATACGGAGAACAAACAGCAAGACCACACTACCACATGATTCTATATGGATGGCAACCAACAGACCTGAAACACCTGTACAAGATACGACAAAACGGATACTTCACAAGTAAATGGTTAGAAGACCTATGGGGCATGGGTCAAATACAAATAGCACAAGCAGTACCAGAAACATACAGATATGTTGCAGGATACGTCACAAAAAAAATGTACGAAATAGACGGAAAAAAAGCAAACCAATACTACGAGTTAGGTCAACAAAAACCATTCGCATGTATGAGCCTTAAACCGGGACTGGGAGACCAATATTACCAAGAACACAAAAAAGAAATATGGAGACAAGGGTACATCCAATGTACAAACGGAAAACAAGCACAGATACCGCGTTATTATGAAAAAATGATGGAAGCCGAAAACCCACAAAGATTGTGGAGAATTAAACAAAAAAGACAGGCAGCAGCCATAGCAGAAAATCGGCTAAAGTATGAAAACGCAGACTTTGCAGAGCAATGTGAAACAAAAGAAAGAGTCATCAAAAAGCAAATGAAGAAGGAGGGGACACTCTAACGGTGTCACCTAGCCAAGTACCTATCAAGTAAGAACTTGGCTAACCCCTCTATTATCCCCCCTAGAAGGGGGGATGATAATAGACTTCAAACTCCATGTAAATCAGTTATAAGTTATCAGCGAAATAGGGGGTAGGCCTATCGGCCTACCCCCTTCCGTCAGCGCCCCCTAGCAAGGGGGCTGCCGGTGCGCACGCACGCGCGCGCGTAGCGCGCACGCATGCGCGCGCAAATTATATTAACTTGTTGTAGACGTAGTAGTAGAGACTGTGGAAAAGTTGAAAAATATAAATTTATAACAATAAAACGTTAAAAACAAGCGAAAAACAATGTTGAAAGTCTTGTGGAAAATTTGTTGAAATGTTGAAAGTTCGTCAAAATGACGGAAATCATTGTGCAATATTTTGTTGAAAACCTGTTGAAAGTGTTGAAAGTGTTGAAAACGCGCACAGCGCTAAAAATGAATGGATTAAGCCGAGCTCCGCATACGCTACGCACGGCAAGGCGCTAAAGCGCCATTCAAACCAAAAAACATTGACAAACAGTAAAAAACCTGCTAAAATAGAATCACGAAGGGGGACCGGGAAGCTCCTCAAAACGTCCAGCGAATGCCAAATAGGCGGCTGGCAAAGAAACCGGATAGACCGGAACAACAGCGAACCCAAGTGACCAGAAATGCTCATAAGGGAGCTGGAGCCTTAAAACGACAAAAAAATGGTAAAATCCGAAATGAAGAGAGGTGAACACCATGGCCATCCAATGCTACATCATGGACACAGACAAAAACATGAACGTTGGAAAACACTTCAAAGTAAAAGAATTCGCATGTAAAGACGATTCGCAAGTAGTTTTCATAGATACGCACCTTGTAGCTATTCTGGACATCCTCAGAAACCAAGTCGGAAAGCCAGTGTACATAACCAGCGGATACAGAACACCGACAAGAAACAAAGAAGTAGGCGGCGCAAAGTACTCATATCACATGAGAGGAATGGCAGCAGACATTCGGATTGAAGGCATGACCGCAAAAGAAATTGCTAACAGACTGAATAGAATCATTCCAAACGAATGCGGTATCATCGTCTACACAAGTTGGGTACACGTTGATACACGACCCAACAAATACAGAAAGGGGGTGTAACATGGCACTTATTTCCATCAAGGACGTCAAGCAGGCAATCCGTATCATGATGCAGATTTTGGAAAAGCTTGACGAAATCTATCATGCACTGCATGACAGCATCAACGATAAAGAAAAGGAGTAACAGATGACAAGAACAAGCTGGAATGTTAGAGACAGTACCACAGATGCATTAGAAGAGCTGCTAGATCGAAAATACAAAGAAATCGATAAAAATTATAAAATGGTGCGCAAAGTATCAAACATCGAAGATGCAAAAAAGCTAATAGATGAAATATGGCAGATGAAAAGCTTTGCAAACGCAATCGAAAACGAACTGATGAGAAGGGAGTACAACGATGGCACAGCATCGTAAGAAGATGAACGGCGCAAAAGATCGCCGAATGTTCAATGTAACGGCACGCAAGACCAAAACAATCAACCTCAGCCAGAAACCCATGCGGGGCGGCATCCGACTGTAAAAAAGGAGAAAAAAATGGAACATCTGTATTTTGGCATTTGGGACAACGTAGCAAAATGCTACGCATGGGTGGGCGAAAGCAAAAACAACGGAACGTTTGCGCGTATGTGCAACACGATGGCAAAGGACGAAAAAACCTTCATTGGACAGGCGCCGGGCGATTACATCGGCTACCAGTTAGCAGCATTCAACGATGAGACCGGAGAATTTTCTAACGGCAAGGAAAAAATTTGGGAGGGCAAGCCGAATGAATAAACGATATGAAGAAGGGCGAAAGCCCTTCTTTTCGAATCCAGGCGAAAAACTACGGAAACAATACGTCTGGACAAAGGACGAAAAAGGACAGGAAGTGCTGCAAGAGACCGAACCAATCGACATCCAGCAGGAAATTGAAAGCTATGCAGACGAATGTGATATCAAAAACATTGTTCGAAAAGCAAGTTTCGACCCGGAATTCCTGAAAAGCCTTGAAAAAGGCGTAATGGATGGCATAGAAATGGATATAACCGAATGGCCGCAAAACATCCACGAGTATCACCAGATGATTGCGACCGCCCAGGTAAACACAATGAAGCTCAAAGAGCTGGAAGAACAGAGCAAAGCACAAGAAAAAAAATCAGAAGAAAGGAGTGAAACGACAGAATGAACAGAAACAACGAAAGACACTTCGTACAAGTGCCACAGATGCACACAAGCCGAACAAGATTCAACCGTGACCAGACAATTCTAACCACGTTCGACAGCGGCAAACTCATTCCGTTCTTTGTGGACGAAGTACTGCCAGGAGACACTTTCCAAATCGATACAAGCGCAATCATCCGCATGACGACACCAAAATTCCCGGTGATGGACGATGCATTCATTGACATCTACTATTTTTACTGTCCAAACCGCATCCTGTGGGACAACTTCAAAAAGTTCATGGGAGAAGTGGATGATACGCCATGGATGCCCACAAAAACGTACAGTGTGCCACAAATCAAAATACCCGGTACCGAAACTAATCCAAATCCACTAGAAAAAAGCATCCTAGACTACATGGGCGTACCAACAAAAGTAAAAAGCACATTCAAAATAAACGCGCTTCCAGTCCGTGCATACGTCATGATATGGAACGAATTTTTTAGAGACCAAAACGTTGAAAATGCCGCAGTGATGAAAAAAGGAGATGAAGAAGTAACCTACACCGATGGACCGAACGAAGAAACGGAAACAGCCTTGAAAATGGCCTTTACCGGTGGCAGATGCTTGCCAGTCAATCGATTCCACGATTACTTCTCAAGCTGTCTGCCTTATCCGCAGCGAGGGCCGGAAGTAACGCTGCCGTTGAGTGGAAATGCAATGGTGACGGGATACACAGACAAAAATTACACAAGCAAAACAAGTATCTATGCAAACAGCTTTTTTGACGGAAGCACAAACCCGGGCAACGTCAAAGATAGACTGTATGCAATCGCACAAGAAGGAAATAACGGCGCAGCATACTTAAACATTGGAGACGGAACTGGCTCAGACCACAAAGTAGCATACCTTGGCGCAGACCTTAGCAGCGTAACTGCAGCAACTATCAACGACCTGCGAAAGGCAGTAGCCGTGCAGCAGTACTATGAAGCAATGGCACGAGGCGGTAGCAGATACCGTGAACAGGTACAGGCACTGTGGGATGTAACAATCAGCGACAAAACGGTGCAGATTCCGGAATACCTCGGCGGTGGACGCTATCACGTCAACATGAACCAAATTGTGCAGACAAGCGGACAGCAGACTGCAAACGATACACCCATCGGCGAAAC